GCGAAGAACAAATTTTTGGATCAATATCGGATGTCATGAATGGTGACACGTTCATCTTAGATATGACCAACACAGGTTCAGACCATCTCAAGAATATTGCATATACATATGCAGGACAATGGCCACGTAGAAGATATTCACGTCGGAACCATCACGAGAGACCTATCGCCATGAACGTTCAATTGAGTGGTAGTGCGAAGCTATGCGTGCATATTGGAGCTCGTGCTCTTCCAAATCCCATAAACTTCACTTATTTGGCGCACAGAACTGGCAATGCTGTACTTGATGATATCAGAATGTTCTGTGCTCATGTAAATGGAGTTGATGATGCAATGATTGCCCTAGAAATTGCATCACTTCTTGCTTTTGGAACTGCTAATCACAGAGACAGTAGCCTCATGATGGAACGTGCTGTAGGTGATGATGCTGACAGATACTGCATATCACGACTTGGCTTATATAAAGATGAAATACTGTTGCCTACCGACGCTACTTCTGCTGAGTATTTCCGACCGATGTGCAAGCCTTTAGACAAAACAAAAAGCATGACATTGTTTATGAGTCGCCCCACAAATGTCATTTTAAATTACGCGCTATATTTTGCCACATCGCAATCATTGGCATTGACTTGGGCATTGACGGCAACAAGTACACCAGCAGGATGTTTCACATTTCCTAGATTGGCTGGAGCCGCACATCATTGCCAAAACATTATGTACAAAGCTCATGCGAATGATTATTCACCATTGCACACTGTTTGGATCAACGCATCTGCTCTAATGTTCGGCATGAGACCACATAAAATCACGATATTGACGCTTGATTTCAATACACTTGTAGAGGCTAACAACGGTGACAGAACTGCGCTTCGTTTTCATCGCAAACATGCTATTCCGATTAATACAATGTGGTTCACGATGTATAAATACATGTTCTGTATGCCTGATTTTTTGGCATTACCTAACGAGAATACTGTTGTTAAATGGCCCAAAAATAAGCCATTACCTGTTGCTTCATCACGCGGACATGATAA